TTCTTTTATTAGATATATTGCTATAATTTCAGCATTTTCTTCTTCTACATAACATTTATAAATACCTTTGGAAGTATCAAATACAAGATTTGGATTAAAAATATCCCCTATGCACACTTGTGATGATACTTCCATTATTCCTCTAAATGTTTTCATTCGCAAAAAGCAATGATTTCATCAGGAGCATCTTCTGCCGCTAATATTGTTCTATTTAATCTTTTATTTAGTATCGCATAGGAGAGACTTTTTAATCTTTTTGCATCTACACTAAACCAATTATCTTTAATACGAATACGAAATACTTTCTTGGAAACTGTAAATTTACTTAAAGTTTTTGGAACAGTTAACATAACAGTTACATCACTGGAAAAATCACAAAATGTATCATCATTTTTAGTTAAAGCTTCTTTCATTTTTTGAAAAAGCTCTTCGCTTATATAATTTCTCGTTTCCATTTTTACCCTCCTTAATTTAAATAAGTTTTACAATTTTGAAAAGTATTAACATAACTATATTTATAAGTTGAATTGCTATAAAAAATACCTCTATCTTCAATAAAAAGCCCCGCTAGAATGGGGTCAAATCCTTTTCTCATTATACAAAACTTTGAATAACTTTCGAGGTTTTCTAATACTTCTGTCAAATCTTTAGATTTAAGGTCTTTCATCCAACATAAAATCTTTGCAATAAAATTCATTGTATCACTATATGGCAGATTTCTTGGTGTCATAATGCTACTAATAATGCCATTATGCATTATCAGCGAATCTGCCCTGCCATTAAATAAAACAGTATCAGCAATATCAGAAGAAATTTTAAATGGATGACAGTTATCTTTGTTTACTGTTCCATGTGTAGCAATTCTAAAATGAATTGCTACGTTATAATCCCCTTTAGAAAATGGAAGATATGATTTATAAAATTTATCAAAATCAAAAAATCCCTTCATCATATATGGTGCTTCTTTATCTTTTTGAACCATAAATCCTGCACCATCAGGATTGTTTTCAAATGCTTTCTGTAAAATTGCTTTTTGCACTTGCTTTCCTTTAGGTTGGTAAATTACAATACACATTTATATCACTCTGCTTTCTTTAATTATAAAAGTTTTTTATCCAAGAACAACATTCTTTTTCTTCATTGTTCGAGTTTCCCAATATTCTACAAGCTCTTTATAGCATCCTTTAGGTTTTGCAAACTCCATTAAAGTATTAAAATTAGCTGTTTCAATGTTTGCAAAAGGCAAACTAGCACATAAATTGATAAGAGCATCGCAAAACTCAATACAAGCTAAAATAGTTTCAGGTTTTAAAGTTCCCCTAAAAATACGGAATTC